GGATCGATGATTGAAAGTGTTTGGGATAAGGCTGGAAAAGGGAAAATCAAACTTCCCGGTGCCGGCGGCGGGGGCACTGCGGGAGGTAGCGCCGGCGCCAATGACGAGCTGTCCCAGGCTATGATCTCCTGGAGGGAGAAGATCGAGGCAATGAACCCGTCCGTTGACAGGTTCGATCGGCAACTCATGAACCTCGGAAAAGAAGCCGACAAACTGGTTTTGAAGTTCGGAGAACAGCAATGGATCTTGCAAGGCTTGGCGAAGGGACAATATTTCATCGAGATGGCGCGGGAGATGGAGGAAACAAGGAAGATTCTCGACACGCTCTACGAAACAGAAAAGAAATACCGTGAGCTTGCACAAACGGGTGAGCTCAGGAAGACCGACATTAATCGCCAATCAGCCCTTACGGCCCTCGACAAGGAAAAAAGGATTCTCGAGGAACAGAGCAGGTATGGAATTGTAACGTCCGGGCAGTATGTTGAAAGGCAACTCGACCTGGACCGCAGGACCCTTGAGGTCGAACGGGAGCGAATGCTGAAGGTGATAGGTATCAAATCCATCTACGCTGAGACCGACGAGCAGATGGAAGAGATCAATGGTCTGGGATATGAGCTCCTCGATATCGAGCAGCAGATCACCGATCTCGAGGACATCAGGCTCCTGAAACTGAAGGAATATACCGGGACCTTTGCAGACGGGATCCGGTCGGGCATGGCCCAATACGTCGCATCTCTGGATTCCAACTTCCAGCAGGGGGTAATTGTTGCCCGGGATGCTGCCGGCGCCATGACGGATGGCTTCAATGATTTCTTCGACCACACATCCGACAGGTTCATGGATCTGGGGAATCTTGCCGCCAAGGTGGGAAACGACATTTACAAATCAATGGTTGAGAACCTCATCTCTAAACCCGCCGCTGCCGGTATAGGTTCGTTTGTCACAAGCCTGTTCGGTGGCAGCAGTCCAACAATGGCGCACGAAACCGCCTTTGCCCTCAGCGCCCACGGCAACGTTTTCTCCACGCCCGGCCTGTCTCCGTACCTGAACACGGTGGTATCGAGACCCACAGCGTTTGCATTCGAGCATGGAGTAGGATTCTTTGGTGAAAAGGGCAGGCCAGGCGAGGCGGTCATGCCCCTTATCCGGACAAAATCGGGTGACCTCGGCGTCAGGACGGAGGGAAACTCGCAATCATCGGTGACGGTGTCCCTGATCGTCAACAATAATACAGGACAGGAGGTCAAAGCGAGACAGGAAACCACCCAGGTCAATGCCCAGGAATTGGTAGTGACGCTTTGGCTCGACGCCCTGGACCGGAACGCCTTTGGCTTGAAGAACGCACTGGGGGGGTAGATGGATAGTTTCAACAGCGCTTACACGACACCATGGAACTACGGCGCCAAGGGCGAACATTACAAACCGCAGATCAGAACGGAGAAGGAAGCGAACTATGTCCAGGTGAGATCCGGAGCTTCCCGCTCAAGAGAAAAGAACATCCATCTGCCCTGGGACAAGATCCCGATATCAGAGTATCAAGATATCATAGAGTTCTTTGATGCCCATATCGGAGAAGCATTCACCTGGACCAATGAAGCCACGGGAGTAACCCATACAGTGGTTTTCGCCCAGGACACCATCCCTTATGAATTTGCAGCGCACGGCAAGATGAAGATAGATGTCTACCTGGAGGAACTGTAATGCCGTTGCCCATTTCATCCGCGGCCATACAGGAAAAAAATAAGCTCGACGGTAGCGGCGAAGAGTGGATCATCCTCATCGATATCGTCGTACCGGGAGTCGGCGAGAATATCAGGGTTACGAGCGACAACCAGGATACGATCTGGAACGGTAACACCTACCTTCCATTCTCTTTTGAGATCGACGAGATCAGCGACACGTCGACAGGCGAGGTCCCCCGGGTCGACCTCAGAGTATCCAATGTAAAGCGGGTGATGGAAAAATACGTGCAGGATTACGATTATTATACGAAGGCAAACGGTTACGTTCCCATAGAGCTTACCATCTCGGTGGTCCATTCGGCACATCTTGACCTGACCGTACCAGAAACGGAACTCGTCTTTCACCTGAAGCAACCGAAGACCAACGCCAAATGGGCTACGTTCACACTGGGCGCCAACAACCCCTTTAACAGTCGATATCCGCTGAACAGACTCCTAAAGAACCGTTGCAGATATAAGAAATTCAAGAATACACGATGTGGCTATACGGGGAGTGAAACGGTATGTAACAGGACTCTTACACGATGTCGAGAGCTGGGCAATTCCGCGCGGTTCGGTGGGTTCCCTGGTGTCGGCAATTCGCCGATTTTCGTATGATAGATCTGAACAAATTCATAGGCTGCCCGTTTCGAAACAGAGGTAGGGGAGAACCGGATCCTGTCACTCAAAGGCCATTCTATGATTGCTACGGCCTGTTCATGGCGATCTACAGAGAATATGGAATCGACCTGCCCGACTTCCGGATCTCCTGTTTTGCAACTGATGAGATACGTAAGCAGTTCGAAAAAGAGGTGGGCAAGTGGGAGAGCCTCATCACGCCGGAAGTTCCCTGCGCAGTTGCCCTGGCCGCGAACCCCGACTATCCTGGTATGGTCTGTCATTTTGGAGTTCACATTGGCCACGGTAAATTCATACATACCTTGCGAAAGACGGGCTCTGTTGCGTCAACCGTGTACGATCCGATCTGGAAAAACAAGATCAAGGGGTTCTACAAGTGGAAAAGATCCTCATAACATGCATTAAGAACCCGTTCAANCCTNTCGAGAGCAGGATAATAAANCAGGTGGAAGATCTTCCATCNATCCNGGCTGCNGTCCGCGAGTTCTTNCCCGCCCCGCTCCATAACGGGTTCGATATTGTCGTATCCCTGACCACCAGTACCACGCCCTCACGTATCCTGACCGATGAAGAAATAGATAGGGTTGTCCCGAAGGCCGGTGACTCCATCGTTTTTGCGGCCGTACCTCATGGCGACGGTGACGGAGGCGGCAAGGACATCGTCCGGACCGTGGCTATGCTGGCGGTGGTAGTTGCGGCGGCGCTGACCCAACAGTATTGGGCCGTGCCGATGCTTGGCATGAGCGCGGGAACGGTCGGTGCGATAGGCATGGGAATAGCCGCCGCCGGTGCCGGTCTCCTTGTGAATGCCGTCCTTCCCGCGGCCTCCGTCGACTCGGTGGACTCGCAGCTCGCGAGTTCGGATTACACGAAATCAAATACCTATGGCTGGGAGCCGTCTTCGAATGCTGAACAGGAAGGTGGCATGCTGCCCGCCCTCTATGGAACGCACAGAGTGACACCCCCTCTCATCGGGAGATACGTATCAACGAGCGGGGATTCGCAATATCTCAACACCCTGTATGCCGTGGCGGAAGGTGGGAAGACCGGCATTAACTCAATAAACAGTATAGAGATAAACGGCAATCCTTCGAGCTACTACGCCGGTCTTACGACAGCAACCCGTCTTGGAACGAATGACCAGGCGGTAATCCCATATTTCAACGACACGATCGTCGATATTGCTGTGGGTGCGAGACTCTCAACGTCGTATGTAAGCCGAAGGACAATAGGGAACACAACCCAAGGTCTTGGCGTGGGAATATATCTGCCCTACGGCCTCTGTTACTGGAACGACGCTGGTGGTCAAGATAATCAAACCATCTACTTTACCATTGAGTACAAAAAGGCCGAGGATTCAACGTGGACAAAATGGATAGGCACGTCTATATCGGGTTCAACAAGCAGTGCGATACGACGCTATTACAGGCTCTATAACCTCGACCCGGCACAGTACGACGTAAGGATCATGCTGACAGCCGATCCCCCTGCGGGTTCGAGATACAAGAATGATATTTATTGGGAGTACGTCGAGGAAATAGTTTATGACGATTTTGCCTATCCCGGAGTGGCTCTGCTCGCCGTCAATGCTCTTGCCACAGAACAGCTTTCGAGTTCCACTCCGCGCGTCACGTGCCTCGCATCGCGTTTGACCGTTCCTGTGTGGACCGGGGTCGCATACGAAGACAAGCCCGCTACAAACCCAGCCTGGGTCTGTTATGACATCCTCCACAACGATGAATACGGGGGTGGGGTTCCTTACTCGAGAATAATCTATGAGCGGTTCGCCGAATGGGCGGCATGGTGCGATGAGAAGGGCTACACTTGCAATATCTATTTCGACACCATGAAGAACCTGAGAAAAGCGCTCGATACCGTTGGCATTCTGGGACGTGGAAACACTCTTCAGATAGGCTCGAAATTCACCGCCATCTATGACGGGGATACCTTGCCGGCTCAAAGCTTCTTGTTTACGATGGGGAATATCCTGAAAGATTCCTTCTCCGAAGAATGGTTGCCGATGGATGACCGGGCTAATCAGATCGAAGCCATCTATTACGACAAGGAACTGAATTACGCGAAACAGACCGTTGTTATAGAGCAGGACGGTTTTGATGATCTCGGCGTCGAGGTAAAACCGGCTCAGGTTGATTTGATCGGCTGCACCGATCGGGACATGGCGATTCGGTACGGTAAATATCGTTTGAACTGTAACAGGTATATTACCAATACTTCCTCCTGGAACGCTGACGTGGATGCAATACATTGCCTCCCAGGAGATCTGGTCGAAGTAGCTCACGATGTTCCCCAATGGGGATATTCGGGCCGCGTGGTTTCCGCTACATCAAATACCGTGCTTCTCGACCGGGAGGTTATACTGGAGCCCGGCAAAACGTATAAGGTGAAAGTGCAGCACCTTGACACGGATATATCGGAGGAGCTCACCGTAGAGGTCGTCACTGAAAACACGACAACGGATGAGCTCACGCTTACAACCAGTTGGGAACGGATCCCTGTCCAGTATACACAGTACAGTTTCGGCGAGGAGGGCCGGGTTACAAAGTTCTTCAGGATATCACGGATTACCCGTGCCCAGGACCTGACACGGAAGATCGTCGCGGTCGAACACGTCAGCGATGTCAATGACGATTCTGTTGAAGTACCGGCCATAGAGAATGTCTCCAGTCTCACCACAATAGCCGGTTTATCGGTGCGTGAGATATTCAGGAAAAGCGCCCTCGGCGTGTTTGAATCCGTAGCATCCTTAACATGGAGGGGTTACGCGCTGCAATACCGGATATATCAGGCTTCCGCGGAAACCGGCCCGTGGACCCTGATAGGAACTACGGGCAACAGGTCGTTTGAAACCGGTGCCCTGCTCAAGGAGGGCACCCGCTATTACTTCTGCGTCACCCCCAACCGGATGATAGAAGGCGGGATAGTCACCAGTCTTTACGTATATGGAAAGAGCCTGCCTCCGAATGATGTACAAAATTTCCGCGGAAACCCGGCGCAGGGTGGCATTCAGTTCTCCTGGGACAAGGTGCCTGATATCGACGTCGATTACTACCTGCTGAAGTTTTCTGAGGATACGGACGATGACTGGGATAAAATGACCGATATGGGTTTGAGGATATACGGGACATCTATCTCATTACCTGCCGCGCTGTCAGGGAAATACGGCATCAAGGCGATTGATCTCAATAACCCACCGAACGAAAGCGACAATGCGGCATACATCATCACCGATATTCCGACGATATTGAAGTGGAACTTTTACGAACAAAGTATAGAAGAGCCTGATTTTACGGGAACAGCTACGGGCCTGGCTGTTATTGACGGGACCCTGCAACTGGATTCGGAGGGCGCGCTTGATGATATTGACGATTTCGATAGTATCGGAAACTTCAATACCCTCGACACCGACCGGTATTTAGAAGGCTATTACGAACTTCCGATCCTCGATCTGGGCAGCGTGCAGACATTCAGATGCAGTGGCGTCGTGGGATTTATAGGTGTTGATACCACTCAGCAGCTTGACAGCGTTTCCGACTTCGATGGCATTGGGTTATTTGACGGGAACACGGCCGGAATCAGCCTGCAGCCACAAATAGCCTTGAGCTCTGATGGCGTCACATATACAGACTGGATGGCTTTCCAAATCGGAGATTACACAGCGAGATATGTCGGAAGGCGCGTAAGGGTGATCACCAGCGACGAGACACAGAACATCATAATAACCAAGGTGCACTTTATGACGGATATGCCCGAGAGGCGACAAAGCGGACAGGACGTCACGTGCACGACCGATGGATTGGCCGTCACATTCAACACCCCGTTTATGGTTAAACCAAAAATAGGTATCACGATACAAGGGGCACAGAACGGAGACAGGTATGATCTTCCAAGTGCCTCCATAAGCAATACAGGTTTCACGGTGACGATCAAAAACGGCTCCAGTGGCGTAGAACGCATAATCGACTGGGAAGCCGTGGGATATTAAGGAGGGAACGATGTCACAGCACGATTTTGAAATAACTACGGCAGATGCCAACACTGGCACAACATTCCGGGCGGCGGTAAATGCGGCCCTACGGGCTCTGGCCTCCAACAATCTAGGGGCGTTAGCCGCGAGTACGCCCTATGATGGGATGCTCCAATGGTTCGATGATACGACAACATGGACGTTAAAATACTACAACGGATCGGGCTTCTATCCGATTCTAACGATCGCAAAATCGTCAGGTGAGATCACAAGCCTATCGGCTATCCTTGACGAAGATGCCATGACCTCTAATAGCGCAACGCTTCCGCCGTCTCAGCAATCCGTCAAGGCATATGTTGACAATCACTTGCTTGACGAAGACGATTTTGCTTCTGACAGCGCTGTCCTTCCGCCGTCTCAGCAATCCGTCAAGGCATATGTTAATGCGAGGACGGTAATCGGAGGCCAGTACCGGAATCTCGCGATCAAGAATAACTCTATCCATCCAACCTACCAGCTCGATATATCAGCCGACATCCTTATTGTTGAAAACGCTGGCGGCCAGACGTTGCGACTCGCCTCCTTTTCGGAATCAGCTGACATAACAGCGTCCGGGGCGAATGGACTGGATACCGGGGCAGAGGCAAACAGTACGTGGTATCACATATGGGCCATTGCCAAGGACGACGGGACGACGGCAGGCCTGCTGTCAGCATCGGCAACGGCACCGACACTGCCATCAGGTTACACGTTCCAGGCCTATCTGGGTGCTGTATACAATGACGGAAGCGGCAATTTCTGGCTTATCAGCCAAGCTGACAACCGGGTCGTAGTGGCCAGTCTAACCGCCTTAAGCGGGGGGACGCAAAGCACATACACGGAAATATCGCTGGCAGCAATAGTCCCTTCCACGGCAAAACGGGTGTGGGGCACGGCATACAGTAACGCGGGCGGATATCTGGTTTATGTGGCCTCGACAAGCGGTGGATTCGGCGAAATCATATCCGGGAACGGCGCGTCAAGCCACTATGGCCATTTCACCCTACCCATAACAACGTCTCAGAAAATGTACTACAAGGTTGGTGCCGGTACTGCAGAATCGATATTCATCTCTGGCTGGGATTACTAGGAGCCTGTCGGAATATTCCCCTTGAGTCACCGGCCTAGCTCACGGTACAATGAGGAATACCAACCATCCGGAGGACAATTAGCGAAGATGACCTTCAAGCCCTACGATCAGGATCAGCCCTTTCTCCTGCCCCCGTCACTGCGCGAGTGGCTCCCCGGGAACCATCTCGCCTATTTCATCTCCGATGTGGTCGACGAGCTCTCCCTGGACGGGATCATGAAAGCGTACAGCAACAATGACCGCGGTCAGCCTCCTTATCACCCGGCGATGATGGTCAAGGTCCTGTTCTATGCGTACTGTGTCGGCATGCCCTCTTCAAGGAAGATCGAGCAGAAGACATATGAGGATATTGCCCTCAGGTTCCTCTCTGCCGGCCATCATCCCGACCACGATACGATCGCCTCCTTCAGGAGGACCCACCTTGATGCCATAAAGGACCTCTTTCTCCAGGTTCTCGTCCTGTGCAGGGAGGCGGGCCTTGTCAGGGCGGGACACATATCCCTCGACGGCACGAAGGTGAAGGCGAACGCCTCGAAGCATAAGGCCATGAGCTACGTCAGGATGAATGAGAGGGAAGAACAGCTCAGGCGCGAGATCGATGGTCTCCTGAAGAGAGCGGACAAAACCGATACGGAAGAGGACAGCCGGTACGGCAGGGGCAACAGGAACGATGATGTCCCCCGAGAGCTGGCCTTCAGAGAGGAACGCCTCAGGAAGATCAGACAGGCCAGGGCAACCCTGGAGAAAAGGGTGCGGGAGGAAAAGGACAAAAACAACCCCTCCCCGAAGGACCAGACCAACTTCACCGATCCGGCCAGCAGGATCATGAAGGACTCCGCCACAAAGGAGTTCATCCAGGGATACAATGCACAGTGCGCGGTGGACGACACGGTGCAGGTGATCGTCGCCGCCGGTGTCACCACAGAGGCCAACGACAAGAG